CCTCAGCGTTGGCAAGATTGTAATACCTAAAGTATTGGTTACCGATAGCACCATAGGCAGAGTTGAGTTGAATCTTCCTTGCCATTTGAATGTTATTAAACTTAGAGATATCTCTCCTCAGTTTATCGGTTGGGGACTTCTCATACTCCTGCTTGGAGGCAAGCATTCGTTTCTTGTAGATAGTCCTTTCATCGTAGATTCTCTGCATAATCTCTGGTAGGAAACCATGAATGTCTCTACGATACTGTGCACCATTGGCACAGACAGCATAGTCACCATCAATATCTACTTCTTGATTGAGCAGTTTATCTACAGTAACTGTAGGGTGACGCTCATCAACTAAGGTTTCTGGTGAGATGTTGTATTGCATGATGAGATGAGGATATAGAGAGTTAAGGTCAAAACTAACAACCCAATCGTACATACCTGGCTGAGGCTCTTTAACATACGCTCCTGCATACTTTTCATCTTTCTTAGTTGACTGACGAGGTGGCACGACAATGTTTCTCTTCTTCAAGTCATTGTATATAAGAGTATCCCACATACGGACTTGAGAATATACATCCTCGAAGTTTACTTTGGCATCGAATGCCATAGTAACTGCCAACTCAATGAGTTTCATCTTGTCTTCTAGTTTGTCAACCAGATTCACGTCATGGATGTTGTATTCCACGAAGCGTTGCCAGTCTGACGTATAGAAGTCTTTGAAGTTTTCATAATCACTATGGTCAAGTTTCTTGTCATCCAATTCAACCATAGCGATATGGTCTAGGCGATAAGATTCTTGGTTTGTATATGTAAACTTCTTATAGAGGTCTAGGTAATCAAGAATAGAAATACCTACTAGGTCATAGGCAATCTGTTTTCTACCTTGCACAACAAACTCTCTGTCGATAACCCTATTCCAAGGGGACAAAGACTTCTTCCACTTCTCACCTAGCACACGCTCAATGCGTCTACAGATATATGGAATGTCATACAGGTTATTATTCCAACCAGTGATGATGTCAGGAGTGTTATCAGACCACCACTTGTGGAAGTCTTGCAACATTTCCTGCTCTGTCCAGAAGACACGATACTCTACACCTTCGGGAGGAGTAAACTCCCTTGTGCCCCAAGTAATAATCTTCTTGGTATTGAAGTCTTTAATAGTAAGGCACAACATTTCCTCAGCAGATGCTTCCACATCGGGGAAACCATTCTCACATGCAACCTCGATGTCAATCGTATAGATTTTCATCATGGACATGTCATAATCAATGTCGTTAGGAAACTGTTGATTGATATGTTGGTATACAAAACGCTCATACCCATGCACCTCTAGTCCATCAGTATTCTCGTATTGTTTTAAGACTTCTCTTGCTTCACGTGCCCCACTGAATTGCTTCTTGTAAGCACGACGTCCATCTAGAGTCCTAAACTTTGTGTCTTTAGTCTGTGCCTGTGGCACAAAAAACAAAACAGGTGATGACCTATCGCGATACTGCACACGTTGACCATGCTCATATCCACGATAAAGAATGTCATCACCCAATAAAACTAGATTGGTATAAAACTTACTCATCAACAAGTTTTTTATATTTTTTTACTATAACCTGTGTAGGGTCAAGGATAGACATGACATCAGTAGTGTTTAGAAACACATACCTCTGGTCAGTGTGAAGGGGATAGGGGACTAACTCAGCGTCTCTATCCACTTGAAAACAATCTTCTAGCAAGATGCTAGGCTCCTCATCCATCTCCTGCACTTTCCCCAACAAGTAGGTCTGCGGGTGGTGTTTGAGAATAATCAATTTTAGCATCGTCAGTTTTTAGTTTCTTAAATTTCTCAAGGACTTCTTGGTATCCTTGCATGACTCTATCATGTGCGTCAGAAATTGCGACCACAGATAATAGTGTAACAAGATTTCTTCCTTTAGTCAAGGGAGACCATGGGAAGAATTGTATTTGCATATCTTGTAGAGATTCAATAGGGTCTTTACCTTCCTCTTGGAAATAGTCCTCAGGATTCTGCATGATTTGGATACTGAATGCTTCACCAAACTCATATGCTAGTGCCTTTGTAGACTCAGGACTCTCACGAATCTCCTTGATATCAGCGATTACGTCTTCCCCGCTTTGCATTCTTGCTATTTTTATGGCCATAATCGGTCTCCATTAAATTGTCAAAGGTTGTTGTCGCCAAATCTTTAAAGGCTTTCCTAGCAGATACATTCTTTTCGTCTGCAAGGATGTGGACATACTGCATAAAGACATCCGTCATTTCAGTCGGGACATCTAGGGTTACAGTATCACTCCGCTTAGTATATGGTGGACAAAAATTTACATAAAGATTCATAATTCTCCAAAGAAAAAGAGACCTCTGCGGTCTCTTCAATTTATCATTATATAGGTATAATAAAAGAGGGTGGTTGGATTCCTGTATACCAACAAGAGAAGGGCATTTCTACAGTTTAGAATTACTTCTCTGCCTGAGACCCGATTGGTCATCGGTTCTGCCCCTGCGGACAGCAGCACCACCTGTGTCTCATCACCTTAACCAGCTATATGCCAGTAAGTTTATTCAGTCACACCCGACGTAAGCGTCCTTACTCTAATATATTAACAGCATCTTCGCATTGTGTCAACCCCCTATGATAATTAATATGTAATGCCTCGATGAAGACAAGAGACCCTACGATAATTAGATTACATACGGTCAGAGGATGGATAAGATATTTCATAATTTATATAGGAGTGGTGGGACTCGAACCCACACTGTGCAGATTTTAAGTCTGCTGCCTCTGCCGATTGGGCTACACTCCCGAGGCGACTCAGGTAGGATTCGAACCTACGACCAACGCTTTAGAAGAGCGATGCTCTTGTCCACTGAGCTACTGAGTCAAGGTAGGACTGGAGGGAATTGAACCCTCTTGACTCCGTTATAAGCAGAGCGCATTAACCAATATGCGACAGTCCCTTGCCTTTCGACTCATGAATCATAGCACTAAAAAACCCCCTGTGAAGGGGGTTGAATGATTAAGATATCTGATATACCTTACGTTTCTGTTTTTCTGGGACTATCTTTGTCAAGTGAATGGCGAGTAGTCCATCCTTATACGAAATGTCTCCGACCTCTACGTCTTCTGAGATGTTGAAACTTCTAGCGAATGACCGCTTTGCTACACCCCTGTGGATGTAATCATCATCACTGTCCTTGTCTGCTTTTGACTTGACGCATAGGACATTTGTTTCTGTGCTGATTTCTAGGTCGTCTCTGCTCCATCCTGCTAGTGCCATCTCAATTCTCCATCTCGTATCCGATTCCTTTACCACGTTATATGGTGGATACTGTGGTGTGACCTGTCCATAGGATAGCATCCTATTAAATAAGTCATCGTAACCGACGCTGTATGTAGAAACAGCATCGAAAATTTTGTCCAAGTCTTTGGACGTATACCTTGATAGTGTCATAGTTCTCCTTAGTAAGCGAGTTAATTGTGTCCCCGAAGGCGACACTACTATTTAACCATTAAGGAATATAACTGACAATAGCACTAACCGTACCTATTGTTACAGAAATCCGTAATAATAAATTGGCTAAATAGGCTTAGGATAATCTTTGGTAAACCCAAAATGAAAAAAGCATTCGTCTTTTTCGGTATGATTGGATTGCTAAGTCCGTTGGCAGCAAGAGCTGATATCACACATAAACTTCAAAGTAGTGTGCAGTTAACAGTGAATGCTCCCGCCACACAGGTACAACGTATAGGCACATCATATGCTGTGTCAGGTAACAACGTTACCACTACGTATACACCTGAGGGTGGTAGTGCGACTTCATCCGTAGGAGCTTTGACAATAGCGTCAGGTGTTGGCTCGATTCCAACACTGTCAGCATCAGTAGCAACAGCAGGGGAAAGTTTCAGCTTTGCTCAGTCATTCACCCAAGGTGATGCTCTAAGTTCAAATGCACCCACAGTAGGTGCTGTCAGTAACTTTAGTGACCAAACAAGTACTGCTGCAGGAACCGTAAGTAACTTAGCAGGTACTATTGACTCATCAGGCACTATCACAGTGACAGCTGGTGGAGCAGGCACAGTAGCTGTAGGACAATTTAGTAGCGAATTCAGTTTTAGATAGTAATGTTGAAGAAGGTAGCGATAGGCATGTTACTTCTGTGTAGCAGTGCTGCACAAGCAGTGCCTGTCGTACCAAACTTCCAACAAGGACAGATGACGTCTCACACTGAGACAACTTCTGAGACCGTTGAGACAATCAACAGCTATGATTATAACTCAGGCTATACCTACAGTATCAGTGGGCACAACGTAAGACCCCAAGACAATGGGAATATCTTACCTAGTAGTTTAGACTCTACTACCAATACTATTAACGGAGTGACTTCGACATGGACTGGTTTAGACCTTTCAGCAACAAACAAACCAAATTGGGTTCAAGCAACCCCAGGAGGAAACTTCTCGATGATGGAAAATTACAGAGCCCCAGGTCTGCAGAATCACACCATCATACAGAGAACAACCACCATACAAAGCGTAACAGATACCACAAGTATCTTTACCCAGTAATTGCTTTAGTAATGGCGACACCTGTTAATGCCGAGACTGTCGGAGGTGTCAGTGCGACTGCAAATCCAATCGCCAATTCTTCAGGCTCAGTCACCAATCAAGCTATACAAGTTTTACAAGGTCCGTATATCCAAAATGGGTATGGAGATGGTATAGTATGTCAAGGACCTACCCTCAATTTTACTCCTTATGTTACACGAAGTACTTCTTGGCAGTTCCCCTATGAGAGTTGGTATGCTGATCCTGTATATAATATGCTTGACCTCGTCGGTGACACTGACGCTTCTGGCAACGCTATTCCAGATGGGATTCCTGACAACCCAGGAGAAATCCTCTACTACAGAGACGTAAGGACTGGACAGAAAGATAACTATAACTGGA